AACATTATTCTAAGTGATTTTGGTGATAATCAAATATATGAATATGAAAAAGAAAAGACAGTATTTGATTTCTATAATGAAGTCATAGTATATGGAAGAATTCACAAAAGAGTTAGCAAAAATTTGAGTAGCATACAAAAAGTTGGTCGAAAAACATTAGAAGTTTATGATAGAAAATTAGAAACACAGTCGGAGGTAAATCAAAGGGCTAGAGATTTATTAAAACTACATTCTGAGAGCAATGAAAAAATTAATTTGACTGTTAGACAAAAAAATATTTCTCAACTCAGACCTAGCGACATTGTTAATGTTGAGATTAGAAGGGAGAATATACCTCTAGACCAGTATCAAGTCCTACAGATAACTCACACCTTAGACGGTATGATGAAGTTACAATTAGGTAAATACAGTAAAGGTCTAGAAGAGAGATTTGCTGAATTACAATTATCCAATGCTGAAACTAATGCTTCGATAAGAACAGAAGAACAAGACACCAATGTAAATTCATATGACTTTTTGGAGAACATTAATATTAAACCGCTTAGAGTCCTTGTTAGGAAGAGAGAGAATAGCAGTTCAGAGGTTTTAGGTTTTGCTAATGTTTTAGGGTTCGTTACTAGATTAGGTCCAACAGGAAATATTACATTAACAAATTTAAGGGAGATAGATTTATGATAACTGATAATATGAAAAGTAAGATTGCTACTCATGTAGTTTCTCTAATAAGTAGTGGAAAGGTGGGTATTGGTGGTAATGCTACTAGCCCTAGTGCTACTGGTTTAGATGTAGATTCGGGTTCTAGCCCTACTGTTACTGTTATTAAAAGCGATGCTAATGTAGTAGAGGCTAAAGTTAGTATTGCTGGTTCAGCAATAACTGGAAAGGTAATTAGAGAGGTTGGTCTTTTAGATTCTAGTAATAATTTACTTTCTAGATTTAATTTTGATGGAGTTGGTCCATTTTCAAGTAGTGAAACTTTAGAAATTTTTGTATTATTGGAGGTAGAATAAGATGGTAAGTAATCCACACTTTTACGGGCAGAGCACAACATTAACACCGAATCAAATTGAAGATGGAGTAGATTTCCCACATACGGGAATAATAAAGGCACTCGCTGATGGGCTAGGACAGAACTATGCAATTAGCGGATTCGACATTACGATTGATAGTGCTACACAAATAGATGTTGGGGCAGGGGTAATATTTAGAGATGGTAAAAGAGAATCAATTAGTGCAGTTAATAATTTAACTTTAGGTAGGACTACTGCTAGTGAAAATTCTTATCACTTAGTTGTCGTTGATAAAGATAAGGCTATTGCAATTAGAAGCCCTAGTGCTAAGGATAAAGTCGCTGACTATACAGTAAGAACACTTACTTCTGGTTCTTCTACTGCTCATATTCAAGGAGATACAATTATTGCCGTAGTAACACATAATGGAAGTAATCCAATGCCTATTCAATACCTAACCGTTGATAAGGCAGAAAATTCTCTTTCTATCGGTTATAGTAATAACGGAACATATACCGAAGTTAGTAGTATTACTGGAACTTCTGCTGGTTTATTTATTAGTAATATTGGAACTGCTACGGTTGATGGTTCTGATAAAGTCTTAATTCAAGATGCAGGTAGTTCCGATGTAATTAAAACTGTAACTGCTTCCTCTATTGCTGCATTAGGTATTTCTGATATTGTTGATGATACAAGTCCACAATTAGGCGGTGATTTAGATGTTAATGGTAATAAAATTACAGGAACAATTGTTCTTGATGGAAATACTTCGGTTGATTCTGGGCATACATTAACAATTGATAGTGATTTAGAATTATCTGTTTCTTCTAATGATGCAGTTATCAAGAATACAAATCAAGATAATGATATAATTTTTAAGGTAAATGACGGTGGTTCAGATACCGAATCTATGAGAATAGATGGGGATATTAATCAAGTTAAGATAAAATCTTTGGGTGTAGGTAGTGCTGCTGAACTAACTATTACTGAATCTTCAGATGATATTACTTTCAAAAATACTGTTCAGGATAAAGATATTATATTCAACATTAATGATGGTGGAAGCGATACGGAAGTAATGAGAATAGACGGTTCTCAAAGTAATGTTGCAGTAGGGGCGACTTTCGCTGAATATAAATTAGATGTGAATGGTTCTATAAGAAGAAAGGGTAATGTTCAAGCAATAACGGAGGCAACGGGTAATGCAATAGGTCCACCTCCTGTAGTATTGTATAATATATTATCAACAGATGATGTTATTTTGGCTTCTGCTCCTACAGGAACTCCACCAAATAATTTAACTCTACATTTACCCGATGCTTCGGGAACAGATATTGGTAGAACATATAGAATAATAGCGATAGATGCAACTAACGCTTTAACTTTGGATAGAACAGGTTCAACAGATGCAATTCATGGACCCGATGATGCAGTTTTATCTTTACCAATTTCACTTTCTACTGGTAAAATATATGATGTTATTTGTGTTGCTGATAACAAATGGATGTTATTAACTCTAAACTGATTGTGTGATATTATGTCTTTTAGACATATACAACAAGTTGGAATACTGCTTGCTATATTAATAGTTACTATTCCGATTATAGTTTTTGATAAAATACAAGAAATATGCATTTCTTTATTTTTTACAAAATAACTTTTTTTAAAAAACCAAAAAAAAGTGCGGGGAGAACCCGCCAATTAAGACAGGTTCTCCCCTTTAGTATGATTAGACCATGCTATCATACAACTTCTACATTCCCAAAGATATACTTTGGTTTCACTACCTACATAGAAACCTCTTATTCTTCTAGCAAGAGTTTTCTCCCCACAATGAGGGCAAGTTTGTTTTAATGTCATTTAATCTCATTATTCCTTTCATTAACGAGTCTTTTCATATACTCTTCTACGCTTTCATCAGTAATATTACTACCACCAAATGCCGCAAAAAAGAGCAACAAAAGAATTGCAATGAAAAGAATAAGACTAAACCATTCCCATGTGCTCATTACCAATCAACCTCCAAATCTACAAATTCTTCTTTTTCTATGGAAAATGCTTTTACATAATTATTTTCTTTTCCATATTGATATAAATCATAGACAAGTTTTGTATCTTTTAGACAATAATCTACCACTTCGTCATATTTACCTGCTTTCCACAACTTAGGAGCATCTTCGCTATCCATTAGTTTGAAATCATTCATGGTGCATTTTACTAGATTCTTTAATCTGAATCTCTCACCATGACCTTTAAGTAAATCTTTAGAAGTGTCAATGTATCTTTTTTCACTTAGATATTTGTGAATACAATAAATGTCTAGGGAATCCCTTAGAATAGGTAAATCAAAAGAAACTATATTATGCCCTAGAAGAACTCCACCCTTTTCAAAATGGTCGTCTAGGTCATACTTTAAATCTCTAAGCGACTTAGTAACATATCCAGTTTTACTAATAGAATCTATTATTGGATTTTCTACATATACTGTAGCAGTATGCCCATCCCATGTAGATACTGTAGATACTTGAAACATGTGAGTATTACCAAAGCCCCCAATGTCATAAGACATATTCTTAGTTTCTAAATCAAGGGCTAGAACAGACATATTATCACTTCTTATTACCATTAGCGGTAGTAGCCCACAACTTAGAAATCTTCTGTTCTTGCTCATCAACAATAACTTCTTCTTCTAAGTCAGTTCTTCTCTTTAAGAAAACAACTATGTTAGTTCCTGCTACATTGAGCATAGAACAACATTCCCAACCATCTTCACCATAGGTATCTAGGCTTTCAATTATTACTTTTGGTCCTTTTGTTACATCAAATACTAATACTGTATTTTCCCACTTCATTAGAATTTCGCCCCCGTATAATTAATTCCCTTTCTATATATTGCGCCTAATTCGATTGCTTTTCTTTTTGCTAGTGTTCCATCACCGTCTTTTTTAGTCAAAAACTTCTCATCTAATACCCTAGAATCAAACTCCTTTGCCTTTTTAATCATATTATTTGCTTTCAGCATGGTCTTAGCCGCACCAGTCGCTACTAACGCCTCTTTCAGCGTTTCCATATAAAAGTAGCCTTGATTATCTCTCCTAAGAGCATTTGTTCTAAAACAGTTTAGAATTGCACTTAGAGAAGTTCCATTAGATAAGTTTTCTTGACCCATTTCTTTTTCAAACCAATCTACTAGTGATATGAAACATTGTCTGATAATAGATGCACCCTGCTTTACATTTCTAGGTTGAACAATAAATCTTCTATCTTCATCTGTAATAAATGGTGCTTCAGCCAAACAGGATAGATGAGATAACTTTTGTAGAATAATCATCCACCTAGAAGTAAAGTTATTTACTAACTTAGCAACTTTAGGATTTCTATTTCTAAGATATCTAATCAATAAAGTATATTCGTGCTTGATTGCATCTGAATACTGAGGGTGGTATTGCATTACTTGTTTCTTATCTCCACCTACCTCTACATATCTCTTGAAAAGCATATCGTAAATAGCAGTAAATTGATTTGCATATTCATCAATCGGTGCATTGTAATCTAATGCTTGACCTGCATATTCATATTGCTTATATCTCATTTTATCTTGAACTGCTAGAGGAACATCTCTAACATAAACAATCATTCTTTGTAGAACACCAGTATTAGCAATTAGATGGTTGAACTTTTCAGGGATATATGTAGTTGCCCAAACAGACCTTTGACAAAAACAATCCATTTCCATGTTATCAGATTCGGATAATGCTTTGGTAATTATCCACCCATTACCCCATCTACTGTTCATTAATTTATTTAGATATACAATTAATCTAGAAGAGTGTTGGGTTTGAGTAGATTTGAAAACACCTGAATATTCAAACTCATCCCAGTGTGCAGTTCCACTACCTTCTAAACTACCCTTTACTCTAGCATATTCTATACCTCTTTCTCCTGTTTCATCATCTACTACTTCTTCTCTCTTGTATTTACCAATGAGAGCAGAATCAGTATAATCAGTTAATGCAAATATATTGTATGGTATAGGCATTAGTTCTTCTTTGTGAATAAACTTAGGGTGTTGGCTATTACTATTCATGTGAGTATATACCTTCTCTAGAATGGGTCGCATAAAGTTCCAAATTTCAGACTTACCAGTTCCGCTAGTTTGAACCCAACAAAAATGTATTCTAGAATCTTCTCTAGCAAACTTACTAGGGATGTGTATAAAATCCTTAGCAATTTGTCCTAAAATAGAATAAGCACCAATAGTAGCAGGAACTTCATTCAAGTATGAAAACTCACCTGCGGTCATAGAGTATTCTCTAATTAGTTTAGGTAGTCCTGCTCTAAACTCATTTTGGTTTTTTATCATTTCATCTAAATACAATTGTTCTTCTTCGGACAATTCTATTTCTTCTTGAGGTATGTCTAACCCATCATCCTCATATATATCTTCTTCAATTACTTCAAAATCATCTGTCATATTTTCACCTTTTCTTCATTATTTAATGTGGTAATAATTCTGTCGGCAAGGGTCTTACCAATCCCTTCAATCTCCTGTAGTTCACTACTACTACATTCCCCAACTTCCATAATAGAACCAAACTGGTCTATAAGTTTTTTACTTTTTTCACTAGATAATCCTTTGATAGTAGAAAGCACATCTACTCTCATATCATCAGTAGATATTCTTTTCAAAAGTTTAGGTTGGATTACCTTTCTTTCCTTTGAAGCCATCTTACAAATAACCGCTATTAGTGTTGATGCTAAGTGTTCATTCTTAACATAGAACGGCTTTGCATCTGTATCTAAAGTTATTCGACCTATTGCACCATAAAACATATTTCTTAATGTTATTCTTCTAGATGCATAAGAGGCTTTACTCTTACTATTTTCTATAACTGTATCTATAGCGTCATCTAAATCTCCGTAAATCATAACTATATTTACATCGAATGCTCTATCCATATTATCTAGTTGATTCCATATTCTTTTACTCATTACAGAACCAATAAAATCTACTGCTGATTTAGCCTCAAAACAAATATCTCCATAAGTATAATCTCCTATCTCTAGCCATTTTTGTTCTACAGGTATTGCATATTTTTGCGCCTTAGTCCTAACTAGATTTACTAATTTAGAACCGCTTCTTTCTCTACTATCAATCATTAACATTATGATACCTCCAACATCTTCCTACACAATACCCATCTGAAATTAATTTTTGACAAGAAGGTGTAGAATAATTACCGAATACTGTAAATTTAGCATGTTTAGTAGTTGTTGCTTTATCCCAATCTAACCACATTTCATCATTACTAGCAAAGGTAACTTCTATTTCTTCTACTACCCTACGCAAAATTTCATTCTTAGTTCCCATATCTAATACCTTTCTACAGGAACTAAGTAAATCACGATACCATGCTACTAAATATGCTCTAGAAATATGTGCTGGATTTTCAGTCGCATTTGCACTATACAAGCAAGGTAATACTGGAAGGCTACCACTATGCTTAGGAACTGAAACCTCTTCTAGAACTTCTTCTATTGGGGGAAGAATAGGGAATGTAGTGAGAACATTACCGCTTTTCCTAAAGGGAATAAATCTAGGTTGCTTAGATAGTTCTAGAATATCCCCTAAATCTGACATAAAATCCTCTTCTACTAACGGAATACAGTAAAGAGAAGCAGAAAGATTGAGTGTATTCGGAACTCTTCTTAATCTACTCACTTGCCCTACTCTATCATCTAGTGTAATATCTTCTCCAACTTTACTAATTAGAAACTCTTTCAGTTCTTTGAAATATGCCTGTATATTTCTAATATCATAAGTAGGTTCACCTTCAATAAAAAGGTGAAACCCCCTACCAGAAAAGAATACAGTATGCACTAATTCTTCTTCTAATACCTTAGACATTATTACTTTCAAATCACGGAATGCTTTTTCTAAACTCTCTCCATCATGTGCATCAAAGTCTAGAAATATCCTATCTAATATAACTGATGATTCTATTTTTGCACTATCTGTAAATCTCTCAAAGTCATAAACTGTGGTATATACATTAGTGTGATTATTCTGCGCTTTTACAAAATCAATGTATTCATTCTTCGTTCTCATTATCTTTCTTTTCATCTGAGGAGCGTTCTTTATGTGGCTCCCCGCCCAAACTTCTCTCGGATATTTCATCTATTTCACCACCTAAATTAAAATCTACTTTTGCTCTACTTAGTAGAGAATTTATTACTGTTGCTACTTTACTTTTCAAAACAGTAGTTACTACCATCTTAATAGCCTCATCAAAATACATACCAACATAATCTTCCTTTACTCTATATTCTCTTAGTAAAGAAAACTTCTGTGATATGCTAAGAACTGAATATACTTCTTCACTTATTACCATTACGGCTTTTTTAATATCAGTTAATTCTACAACAGTCCATTCTTTATTTAATACTGATGTTTTAATCATATCTTCTATATTACTCATAATTTATCACTCAACCATTTTATTTTTCTTCTTAAATCACTTATTTTTTCATGTACTCTAGTCAATTCACTTTGACAACTCTTCAAACGGTCATATATAGCAAGACCAAATAGAGAACAAAAAATAATAGACAA